GAAGTCTGTAACCTTGTTGTTCATATTTCTATACACCTGAACTAATCTTTTACATTCGGCTTCATCGAACTCTACACCCGCACCTAGCTTCAAAACATTCTGAAGTTTAGCAGCACCCGTTCCATAACCTAGTCCTAGAATACAAGTCTTACCGACTGCTCGTTCTACCTTGTTTCGCTTGTCTATCTTCCTGTTATAAACCTTACTCGCAAACTCACAATAAACATCTCTACCCTCGGCATACCATTGTGTGACATCTTCCTGACCTGATAGCCATACTAAAATCCTAGCTTCAATCTGAGATGAGTCACAGTTAATGACCTTGTGTCCGTATGGTGCAACCACCGCTTGTTTCAATGTTTTCTTACGTGCGTCTCTCGACGGTAAGTTTTGGAAGTTAACTTTGTCTGAACCTGACCAACGCCCCGTGTGTGCGCCGTAGTATTTCAACGGGATAGGTAGCCTACCTTTGTTTCTAGCACCCACGCCTATGAATCGTTCTATCCTAGTTTTCTCTATCGTAGACTTCGTGCCTAACCGAACGGCACACAACTCTTGTATAAAAGAGTCCTCATGCCCCTGTAAGTCTATAAATCCTTGGTCAGTTTTAGCTAAAGCGAATGTTTGTTTACCTGTTGTAACAGATTCTTTCATGGGTACGACTGCACCCAACTCGGTTATCAATTCAGCAAACTGTTTGTTACTTGCTAACTTCTTCCTAACAGATTCTACATCTTCACACTCAAGTCTAGCCATGAGTCCTTGTAACAACTCCTGGGTTTCTATCTTAAGTTCTTCAAGTCTTGTAATAAGTAACCCGTCGTTAACTTCTAGTAGGGGTTCTGTAAACATACGAATAGTTATGTCTATTAGTTTTAGTTCATTGTGTGGAAAGTCTTTGGATAAAACTTGAAATAGTTTATAGGTTAACTCGGTGTCGTTGATACAATACTGCCCATATCTATGTAGCTCGTGTGGCTGAAAGTCTTCTAGGCGTTTACCTTTAGCGTCTAAAACTTCCGTGCCTTTCTCGCCTAGATTATAGTGCTTGGATAAGTATGCAAGAGATCCACCCGCGTTTGTTCCATGTATTGCACGAGCCATACATAGTGTATCAAGGTATATTTTTGGAGTTATGTTGTAGATAAAACTTAAGATAGCACCATCAAAAAGCATATTGTGGCAGACAAGTAATGAGTTATCCCAATCTATTTTATCAAGTTCTGCCTTAAGTTCTTCATGTGAACCTGAATACCATTTTGTTTTCCCGTCGTCTACCTTGACGGCGAACCCAACTACTTGAAACTTTGGGTCTCTAATGTATTCTTCTGTTGTTAGATTTGATAAGCTAAACCCTACATCGTAAAATGTTTCAAAGTCAATCGTTATTAGATTCAAGTTTTCCCTTTCTCTCTTTTATACAAAATCCTTTTAAGTTCATTACTCCCATGTCTGATTTTATTGAGCAATACCATTTGCCCCCGTGGTTAATCTTTGCGTCATCACCACACTTGCAACAAACTGCGGGACCAACTCTATTGTCTTCTTTAATAATTGTCATAGCTTACTCGCATAATATTCATGTTCATTACGGCATATAGGAGAACACCATCTTCTCTTGTCACTCAAAGCTTTATCGCACCAAAGACACTTGCCTGACTCGTTCTCAGGCACTTCTGTATTAACAGATTTTAGCGTGGCTTCTAATTGTTTCTGAACCTCGTCGTTGGCATTATCAGCTTCATCGCTCATATTATAGTTCCTTTCCATGGAGTTTTTTCCATTCTTTGTTTGCTAGTGATGGGTTCAGGGATAACAAAGTCATCTTCTTTAGCCCACCTTATTAAAACTGATAGCCCTACCCCCGCATAAGTTGCTACCTTGGTTCTAGGTGCGTCAGGTTTCCTCTGCATATAATCTTTGGCTCGGTTTATAATCTTTTCTCTTTCTTCTGTTGAATAAGCCACTTTAGGCATTCCTTTTCCTTTCGTTTAAAGTAAACATTCCTCACAATTGTCAAACGCTAATTCGTATTGTGAGATTTGCTGTGTTGGTTTTGGTTGTTTTAATCTTACTATCCTACCTTGAAAATGATTTTCAGTAAAGTATTTTACCTCCGCATTACTCCATCGATACTTCCTGATAATCTCGCCCTCGTCATCAAGTAGGGCATGAGTAAAGTCATTCAACGCCTTTGTCCTCATATGTTTTAATCTGCCTTTGGGCATACCATATCATTTTCTTTAAGTCTTGAATCGGGTTTCCCTTATGTTTACATCTCATCAAGTATTTGCCGCACTGCCACAACAAAGGGTCTTCAGGAAAAAACTCTTGTAGAACATCTATGACTTCAAACTTTGTCATAGTGTAATGCTTGGGTCGATCGACAACATCTTCTTTTAAATTTGCTCTCATGTATCTATCCTCTCAATAATGTTAAATCTATATTCTTGCGTTTTAAAAAATAATTCTAATGCGTCTATGTCTGTTTCATCAATCACCATAGAATAGCCACCCGCTTTTTTAATGTCACTCAAGTGTTTGTTCTGTAACGCCGTTGGTTTATTGCCGTTGGCTTTACACTCGATTCCAATAAAGTGTCCGTTGTAACAAGCCACAATATCAGGCACACCCGATGAGCCATAACCGCCCGTCGCGGGATAGAAGTAATAACATTCGTTCGCTTGTAGAACCTTTGTCACTTTGTTTTTAACTTTCTTTTCAGGTGTCATAAATATCCCCTCGATATAACAGGGATAATGCTAAGTTCTTTTCCCTGAGAAGTCCATAAAGCACCCGCGTCATTACCCTCATCGTCCATCATGGGTACTATCCAATGTCCGTCAGTAAATTCTATAACAACATTAGCTTTAGTCCACCCTAGGTCATCTACTTCTTGGGCAGTCATATATCTAATATGTTTAACAGTTTTACCTACTAAAAAGTCAGTGACTTTACTCGTCCAATTCTCCACTAGCCCCTCATATTTATTCTTCACAATTTCCCCCCGCACAATATTTGCTATTGCTTAAGATTTCATCTTCGAGTTCTTTGAACGCGTCGTCTTTCATAATCTTTTTTCGTTCTTCACTTAACCTTTCAACAAGCGGATTACTGCTCTCGGTTACATCTATCTGAATCAATAGACCTCGATCTCGAGCATGGTCTGCTATGACTGATTTTACAAAGTCAACGGGTTCAATGCCCTCCCAATTTGATACTTTGTCATACTTCTCGTCATCAAGTTTTACATCAATGATAACGCTAAACCTTTTATACCCCATGTCTACGCTCTCCTCTTTCTGTTGTTGTCTCGATAGATATAATCATCACGAGTTATATCAGGGTCTGATTCTAGTTCCTCAATCCACTCGTCAACTTTATCTGCTACATCATTAGGACATTCGGATAGATTAACTACTTGGCCGTCATTGGTATACCCAACGATTTCCCATGCTACTATTTTTTCTAATATCATAATATGGTTTCCTCTCTAGTTAAAAATAAAACGAATCTAAAACATTACACCTTGTTTCTAATTGTGTCAAATATTGTATTACAAGTCGATCGACGGATTGGTTTCCCTTTAGGTTTCCATTTAGGTTTCCATTTAGGTTTCCATTTATCTTGGTTTCCCTTTTGGTTTCCCTTTTAGATTATATTTTTTTAGGTTAAATTTTGAGTTTTAGGTTTCGGCTGCCGAATTCATATCACTGGCGAGTGGTAGGAAAAATTGAGTAAATAGAGCGAATTGTCAGTGTTGGCAATTATGGGGTAATTGATTACACCAAAGGTATAAATGGATAAAGTCATCAAAAAATAGACAACCCTGAAAAATAAACGCCCATAATCGACCGCTATGCGATTTAAATAACACAACCTAACCATAGGTATCACCCTATGGTCGACTTATCGCTCGTCTATGGTCGCGTGGTGTTGTGGCTTATGTATTTATTTCGAGGACTGTATCAATACCCATGCAACATACACAAGTATTGCACCGCCCAAGGCGTAGAACAACACGCCCGTGAACAGTAGAATTAAAACGAATACGACCGCTATAAAGGCAATCAATAGTCATTCCCCCCTGTGTCTCGTAAGGCAACAACATCTTCTGCCATGAACTTCACAAGGTCAGCTATCTCGGTCGGCGTATAGCCTTTAAGAGTTTTCTCAACATCTGCGGTCGACATATAGGCGAAGTCTTCATAGTCATATATAGCCGTGTTGTCACTCCTCGGATAATCTTCATACTCCCATGAATCCCGTAACCCCCAACCCATGCCACCACCATATGAGTGTTTAGGCTCTGGCTTACGCGTGGCGGATATAGGTGCAGTCGCCCAATTAACACTCACAAGTTTATCCCGTAGCTTAACCAGAAAGTTAAGGTCTTGCGTTTCGCGGTGCGAATGTTGTGCCATATAACCCACGCCAAGATTGGTACATTCAGGTATGAGATGAGTAAATTCAGCAGAATCCGTATAGACACCTTTCGGGGATATTTTGAATCCCATGCCGAGTATCTTTGCAAACTCATTACCAAACTCATTCGAGCAACATTGAGATGAGTGTTGAGTAGTAATAATTTCATCACAACCCATGCGGTCTAAACTTATCATGTGAGTAAAGGTCTTGAAATAATCTTCCTGTTCCTCTGCCAAACATGATGAGCCAATACACCCCTGTTCTTCACCTCGGAAAAATATATAAGTGCCAAATACATTAGCTCTTATCATCTCCAACATAAGCCATACGCCCGACCCGTCATCTGCACCAAGACAATCCTGTTGTGTATCAACGAACGCCGTGCCGATTGAATCAATATAAACATCTTGAAGTATTCGTTCAGGTTCGGTTCTATGAACTGTATCGATATGACTTGCCCAACATATATTATTGTCAGACTTTTGGTTCGCGTTGTCATACTTGTATGCCATTATCTCCCCGCGTTCAGACTTGATAGGCGTAAAGTCTTTCATGTATCTATCAATAAACGCTTGTTCGCCTTTGCTCTCATGTTCTCGGCGGTATGAATAGATAGTGCATATATCTATAAATTCAGGGTTGGTATTATCATCACTAACAATATCCCCTTTATTCTCAATCTTCACATCTGTTACTTTTGTATCAAAAATATCGTAACTCATTAAAAATCTCCTATGGTAAGTAAATAAAATCAGGGTTATCAATCTGGCAAGTAGTGCCGTCAGGTAAAGTCTTAACCCTTGTGTTGTGAACATGGGTAATTTTTCTAGGTTTACCCCTAAATATATATTGGCTTTTGTCTCTTGGTGATGTAACAAGAGTATCGTCAGGAACAAAAGTATTAAATGTAACCTTAACAAAGTCAGTAGGTAGAATTTCTTTAACGCCCAACGTCTTGCAGACCTTGTTATATTCTTTACCAACAAAAATCTTTGGTCGTCTCAATCTTGAAAATCCTGATATGTTCATCTCAAGTGAGTTAAATCTTTCAAAAGTCTTTTCATTCATTACCCAACCAAATTCAGTCGATAATAAATCATGTGATTTTGTCCAATATTTCAATCCGTTGAATCGTGTTGAATCCTCATTCGAGGTGTAATTGTAGACATCACCGCGGTCAAAATAATTAGTGAATGGATCTTGTAACGAATCGAATCTTGGGTTCATAAATTTAGGTCTAACGAATCCCGCTATATCCATATATAAATCGAATCGTTTATCATCTAATCCTGAACTAATCTTTACAAAGTTATCGTCCATATAAGAATCAACAATTCTATAAACAAGCATTGAATTTATATTGTGGTCGTCTATTAAACATTTGCCCTCGCATATAGGTAATCCATTGTCGTCACGCGTAAATTCATTATGATAATCTACTGTATTAATTTCAGGCTCGTGAACCTCTCTACATACATCATCATGACATGAGTAACAAAGATTTTCGCCGTCAAGGTGATAAGTATCTTCATCTGCAATACTGTCATCACACTGATTACAATAGTTATAATTATCGTCTTCGTCTTCATCTTCATCGCCGTCTGAATACGACCGCCCGTTAGTATTCTCAAGATAATGGTCTGTCTCGTTATCATCTTCTATATGTAAATACTCTCGGTCATCTAGGGTCTTATTAACCGCGTAAACCCACTTCTCACCCAAAATATCATGGCTCTGCCCGTCAATATATGGAACTCGATAACAGTCATATTCTGATATCCAATGCCCGTCAAGATAAACGCCGTTTAGATTCACGCGGTCGGTATATCCGTCTGCTGACAATTTTTGTTTCAGAAAATTACCTAGTTTGGATTCACTCGCATGGGGATATAACCTGATATAACCTTTGTGTTCATCATCACGAACAATACTACGCCCGTGGATATATCCGTCTTCGTCTTTCAAGACTGCGAGTTTCAAAACAGACTTCGGGTTCGCGTAAACTTTAACGGCTCGTTTATTAGTCATACATGAGTGAGAACGCTCGTATCGGTCGCTCTGATTATCTTCATGGTAGGCGTTGAACCATTTGTCCTGTTGCTCGTCTACTGATTCCTGATTGTTCTCGCACTTGCCGTCAATATATTCTAGCGATAAGTCATTGAACCCCGCGTGTAAAGTCAAAAAATTATCCGCAAGACCTTTAACTTGTTTATCGTTCAGCCCTAAAAAATCTCTGAACTTCGCGAGGTATTTTCCAAAGGTGGTCACAATCTCACGCCCTCGTTTCATGTCTGCTAAATCACGATAGTATGCGACTTTGCCCTCAATGGTCAGGCTTTGATGTAAGAAAGTTAAATTATCTAACCGCCCGATTGCAATTTGGTGAGTCTCATAATCATAATCAGTCCCTCGGCATAACTCTCGCCAATCCAACATACGCCAATCTTGTTTTCTTTTTAAATCGATAACCTCGTTGTAGTCCGATATGGTCGGGTATCCTATTTTTGAAAAGTTAATATATTTTTGTCTCATCTTAAGATTTTGAGTCTTTAAAACTGACAGTCCATATATACCCGTAAATATTAATTTACAGTAGGCGTTCGCAATATCAATTTGATAACTTAACATCATTGCAAACTTTGTTCCTGAATCCAAATTGCTCGACCTTGCATTAGCCTTAATAAAACTTAAGGCGTAGCTTAATTCTTTTCCTCGGTCGTGCCATACTTTATGTTCACTACGATAAACAACTCGGTTCTTACTGCCATATCTTTCTTTGTCTCCGTTCCATTGGTCACGAATATAATTAGTAATGGTGCTTTTATAATACGATTGAGCCGTGTAACTACCCGTCTCATAATGACTCAAAAGTCCGTGAGCCGTATTCGATAGTTTCATCAATCGAGTTTCCCTTTTGGTTTCCTGTTGGTTTCCTATTTGGGTAATATTTTCTGATACTTCTGGTGCTATTGTTTCATATTCAGTCATAAGTTTACCTCTGGTTGATTTTTCAAAAAATTTTTAATTTGGGTCTGTTGGTGGTTCGTTTGTTCGTGGTTTGATTTCCTGTGGATCTCGTGCAATTTTTAAACCCTCCAAAAAACGAGAACAGACAACGCCAACAAGACAAGCATGATATTAAACGCGATTAAGTAACCCGCGTTTTTCTTAAGTTTCTGCTCTTGGCGTTCTTGTTCTTTTCTGTTTTCTTGGTGTGCGGTCTCTAATAAAAACTCTCTACGTGCTTTTGTGTTTAAGTCTTCCATAGTTTTGATTCTCCTTTAGTTTTTGTGTTTCGCCGTGTGTAGCTTGTCGGCTCATCAGTGGCGGAGTAACCGCCAGACACAAAAAACGCCAAGCGTTTGACTTGGCGTTCTTGTTGTTTTAGTTGGTCGCGTATTCGTATGAGGTAAGCTCGAGCGGTTCGGGGTTCTCTTCCTCTCGGCGTTCTTCATCATGACAAACTTCTTCCAAAGCGAACCACGCTAAAGCATTTGTAACGGCGGTTACTTCCTCGGACTTTGCACCCTCATATAATCCCCTCGCGATTTCGTCACTAGTTAAATGCTTTAAACATCTAAACGCTTTTAAGGTTGTTATGCGGTCTTCGCCGAGGTCGTAACATATGGCGTCAAGGTGTGCCAATATTGCACGGCGGTTACGTTTAAAAAATGCGGTTGTGTCGTAGTAATAAATAAAACCAGAAAATCCGCCGTCCGCACCATTTCGCACAACGTCGTTAAATGATTGCTTAAAAATCTCAAGTCCGCCCATTTGGTTTATAACTGCTTTACGTAAATTGCTCATGTTTTAAACTCCTATAATTAAAAATGTTACTCGCTTATTATCGTACATATTTCGGATTGTGTAAAGTGTTGTTATACCCTTTGTTGTTAGGGGGTTCGGGGGGTCTGTTGAGATCTCGAGAACTGCGGATTTTTTCGGGGGTTTCTCTTGGCCTTTAGTTTTATATTTGTTCCTTTGTTCCCGTTGTTCCCGTTTCTAAAAATAGGAACAATTCAAACTTTACACAATCCGCCGCCG